GTGTAATAACAGAATTAGCATTAGCAATAGAACCACCATTTTGACCACTACCAGCAATCCCGAAAATATTACCGAATGTTCTTGTGGATTCATTCATTAATATTTCACGAATATCACTATTTTCTGGACAATAAAATTCTAATGAATAGTTTTCAGAACCGGGAAATTCAACAGAACCGGGAATATTAAAGGTTTGACCAGCATATTTTACTTGCTGATTAACAATGTTACGACCGGGTAACTTTGCAGTCTTTGCGTATAACAATCCTGTTGGTGTAATTAATGCACCATTGTCAAAATTTATTGAATCAACACGGAATAAGAAATCCCTAGAGAAATCTCTTATTACCGCATTATTGAAGAAACTATTAATTGTCTGTTGAGGTACGTCCATAATAATTATTTAGTTATCCACCAATGATTTCGTTGAAGTTAGCTCCAGTTGATGTAGCATAGAAGTTTACCAAAATGAACTCCGCTGCACGTACTGGTTTAATATAAATGTCAACAACTAATTCATTTTGATCTATTATATCAGGAGTATTATTCCTCTTATCACATACAATCTGATAATCATATAATCCTTGTGTATTTTTAGCTCTATCAAAAATAGGAGTTAATACAGAAATTACACGATTACGAGTAAACAATGTATTAGGTTCGAAAACGAAATACTTGGTTGTTTTCTTTGTTGCTTTTTCTAGATATAAGAACAATCTACGAACATTGATTCTATCAAATGCACTGGTTTGTCTTAGTAATGTCTTCTGACCAAATATATTAAATCCATCATTTGGGAAGAATGCAACTGGATTATTTGAATGTTTATACAATTGATCTCTTTCTTTTTGTTTTGGTGTAATTGCAAGTTGCAATGCATTTGTTATTCTTCCGCGAGTAAAACCAGCAGGAGCATACCAAGGTTCAAAGTTTCTATCAACATTCGCCATATCAGCCGCAGCAAATGGTGAGAAAGGAACCCAAATATTCATTCCAGCAAATTGATCATTAATTTTCACCCAGTTACCATAAGTAGTAGCATAACTTGTATTTGCACTATTATATAGATTCTTCAATGGATTTGATATTACTTGAGAGAATGCTTTATTATGATCTGAAGTAGTTAAATAATTTGCTCCTGTTACGAAAATTTGGCGTAAAGGATCAGATATAAGCATACAATCTTTACGAAGATTTTCACAGAAATTAGAAAAAACTTGGAATACAGCATTATGATTTAATTTTAGATCTTCGTAATCATCTAATCCTTCACTGCTATAATCATTATTTTGTAATGCTGCTAAACCAGCTTGTAGACCATCTGTTACTTGTGTATCATCAAAGTAATTGGTTTGATTTGCACATGCAGTTGCATAAATTGTTCCTAGACCAGCTTCTACAACTAGATCTAGATCAAAAATTTCATCATTTTCAATTTTACGAAGTGTACGATCTAATTTAAATGTTACTGAACCTAATGCTTTACCAGAAGTTGTAAAATTCGCATAACTTCCAGCAGGGAATAGTGCATCAGCATAACTTAATTTTGCGTTTATTTGATTTACATCACTTAAATGGAAACCAACTTTTGAATAATTTCCATCACCACTATCAACTAATGATTTAACTAAATGATCTGCATATACACGAACTTTCTTAGTTGGTACACCATTTACATCTAACCATGAACCACTATTTTTTCCACTAATAAATGGATTTGTTAATGCAATAATATTATTTGATTTGTTTACAGTGTTTTCAATAAAGAATGTTGAAGGTACTCCACCATTTTGATTATTGATTTGTCTATAATAATCAAATGATCCAGTTCTAGCTTCTTCAAAAGCAAAACTTAATTTAATTGGATCAGGATTATAAGGACTTGTACGAAGCTTGAATAATCCAAATGATAATGTATCATCGAATTTTCTAGTTGCAATATCAGGGAATGAATATGATACTTTCTCTAAAGATTCTGAAATACTGTTGGAATTTCTATTATTACCAGCATCATTTGTAGCAGAAAGTGGAAATGCTAGTTTTGTTGTGGGAACTTCTAACATCGAAGTCACATCAAGACCGGGTATCGGAGCGGATGCACCATTAGTGTAAATTGTACGAATAGAATTATGATTCGTATTTGCTTCTAAGTTAGTATTATCAGCTAAACCAATATAATGTCCTTCCCAACGATTATTAATAGTAGATTGAATTTTATTTAAAATAATAAATCCAGCTTTACCAAAATCTGCTGGTGAATTAATTTCTGAAGTAGAAGCAGCAGATGCAGACCAATTTGAATTACTGCTGGTAAATGCAGATCCATCAATAACACCTTTATATTGTTCTAATGTAAGATCAAAGAATTTAGGAGCACCTAATACATAAGTACCACTTGCTTGATCTAAATTTGTTGTTGTTACGGTAGCATTACCAGCTATAAAATAATTATTTGCTATGGTTTGTGCTAGTGCTGCTTTTCCTGATAATGCAACATCATATTGATATTGAGTAAAATAATTTAAAAATCCAGTTCTTAATGCTTCTTTTTCATTAAAAGTAAATGCTTCGTATGTTTGTAATCCACTAGCAGTTAATGTAGCTAATTTTGAATATAAATTACCACTAGCAAGATTTATAATTTTTACTTGTAAATTTTGTGAATAAGTTGCGTCTTGGAAAAAACTAGCTTCTATGAATTGTGAATTTCTATAAACTTGTGGTACACCTGTATCTTCTTTTACACAAACAACAGGATACACTAATGCTCCATAAGTAGATCCGTATCCTTCACCAGTGCCATCACCGTAAGGCATACGACTTACATATAGATTTCCTGTGGAACTATTCAAAATTTGACGAGCACCATAATAGAAATAACGTTCTGCTGCATTTGTAGGTGTTCCATAAACTTGTTCCAATTCTTCTACTGAAGTTAACTGAATAATTTCATCACTTGGACCCTTTGGTGCGAATCCAGTCATGAAAATATTTGTACCTGCGGGTAAAATAGGAGATAATGTTAAATCTTTTTCAAAGATTTCAACGCCGGGTGATTCAATGCTTCTTGCCATAATGATATTTAGTGTTTTTAATCACCAAATTTATTATTATGCTAATAAAATTGTTTCTATCCGTCTAAAAACAAACTCAAACGTAGTTTCTATTTCTCCAGCATCTCTATGATTGTACGATATTTCACCCAAAGATGTAGGAAATGCTGATTTATATACCCATTGTATTATGTCATTATTAAATTCGTCCTTAGCTGTTATGAAGAAATCGGTAGAATATTGACCTAATCCATGATCCTTTTCCGTTAATACACCTTCATAAATCCCACTTTTTTCATTTCTTAATAAATCTAACCATTTATGTATTACCCAATAATTATTAAATTCATTATCAATTGTAAAATTTATTGATAAAGGTTCATATGATGGTTTATTATGTGATGATACATAAACTGTACTGCCTGCATAACGAACTTCTTCTGAAGGTATAGAATTTTTAGGAACTACAGTTCCATACACAGCAAATTGAAGTGTATTTAAATCAACATTAGCATTAGATCTTTGAAATTTTTTGTTAAAAGGTTTTAATGCATCAGGAAGAGTAAGAGTAAGTGTAAACTTATCCTTCCTAGATTTGTTTAAAAATGATTGATCGTAATGATTAGACATGTTATATCATATATTTAGTATGGTCGCCAACCTTGATTGATTAAATCATCTATATCTGGATTTTCTACTTGTGATCCTCCACCCATAAATGATGGCAATGCATCTCCTCCTAAAGTATCTTTTTCGTTTCCATATATTGATAATGGATTCATAAAATATTTTATACCATAATCAATTGATTTAATTGCAACTGGTTTTCCATTTCCATCTTTATCTATTATATCAAAATAAACTGGAGCAATATCTTCGTGTAAAACCATTAATGCCCACACTAATGACATAACTCTATCATCGTGCGAACCTTGTTTTGCTGACCATGTACC